ATGCCTTTGCCAATCCAGTTCTATCACCGAATAGAACAATTCCTGCTCCTGGTGAGAAGATTACTGGATTAATTCTATTTGAATAAAGTTTATCTCTTTGAGATCTTGTGGGATTATATGCTAGTTTTACTGCATTTAAAATTGCACCTCTAGTAGTTCCTGCTGGAGAATACCAGGGGAAATTATTGATATCAGTTCTAGCACAAAGACCAGCAATATCACCATTTAAAGGTACGTACCTGAACGTATCTGAGAATCTATCATACATGTACTTATATCCACTATCAAATACTGCATAAGATGAAGAAGCAACCGCAGAATAGAATGATAAAATATTGTTAGTAATATCTGCTGGAGAAATTGATACTACTTGATTATTAGCAGCATCGTTTAGGGCAGATCCCCTATATGGTGAAATAAAGGCTACTGCATCTTTTCTAAGTTCTGCTACTGAAATTAGTTTATTTGCTAATGCCTGAGCAGTTGAAATATCATAAGCAGCAGAACCCATTAAGAGGAAATCTACTTTGAAGTTTTCGGTGCTTTCAAATAAATCGTATCCATCAGAGAGTTCTGCAAGATCTGCTGATAGTGAACCTTCTTCTTTAAGATTTGATTCTCCGCCGTAATCTTTTCCACCCGAAAGTTGATTTGTCGATGAACCAGTTGCTGAGAAAATAATTCCATCGGCTTCTTGATCCCAATCATCATCTGATTGTAAATTAAATCCAGAACTATACCCAGTAGTTACAATTCCTGTCGGTGAACCAAGTCCAAAGATATATCTTGAATTGTTTACGAGATACTTTCTCCAATAAGATGGATTTCCTACAGAGAATTCTGCATCTTTTGCTTTAGAAAGACTGAGATGCTTTTCAAGAATAGTTCCAGCATTTCCAGTAATTGTTCCTAACGAGTCAATTACAACTACATGTAGTTCGTCAAATCTTGAATTTCTGGCATCAGCGTATGCAGAAGTACCTGGTCTTGGGGCAATAGAACTCCATTCAATTGTAGATGTTGAGGTTATTCCAAGTGTTTGCTCTTCAAACCAATCAAGTCTTGAAGTATATGCAGCAGTTCCATACGGAGATGTTGCCCCAATATTATTTGTAGTAATTCCAACACTTCCAGAAGCATTGAAAGCCCAAATTCCAGACTGTTGGTAATCAACCTTAGTTTCAGTTCCTGCAGCAGATACGTGACTTAAAACTTTTACTCCAATTTTTTGATTTCCAATTTCAGTGATAATACCTTTTAAATAACCATCTAAAACTGAAGTAGTTCCAGCTCCAGGATTTACTTTACCTAATACAGATTGAGTTACTCCGTATCCAACTTGAAGTGCTGCCGTAGTCGTTGTAGTTGTATAAGATCCAAAACTAAATACAACTCCAGAATAAGCATCATCATTAATTAATGTTGGACTTACTTGAACAATTGCCCCAGCAGCACCTCCAGTGTAAGTATTATTTGTACTAATCCCAACAACAGTAACTCCTGCCCCCACAAATCCAGACTTTAATTTTAAAGTTTGCCCAACTAGAATTGAGGTGGTATTAATACCAACAATTAATGTTGTTGTAGCAGCTCCTACAGTACCTGCAGTAGAAACTACATTGTTCCAAGTTGTATTTGTTACTGCAGAAGTGCTAATTCCACTAAGAATTTGATCTGCTTTTGAATCAATAAGTGCAACCGTAATACCATTTGACCAAGAACCTGGATTTCTTGCTGATACGACGGCATTAGAAAGAGGATTTTCGTCATATCCCAATGCATTATAATGCTCTAAACTATCAATTTTAATGCTTGTTGCTCCACCAATAGAAGTTGGAACGAAACCATTTGTTAAATTATCACCATTTGCACGAACAACTCTTAAAGAACCACCATATGAAAGATAAGACGAAGCACTTAACCAGTGCTCATAGTGTTTATCTACTGAGTATGGTTCTCCAAAATTATTTAATAAATCTTTTTCATTTTCAACTAATGTTGGAACATCTACGGGTCCTTTTGCAAAAGGTGCTACAATTGCACCAATTTTATTTGAGGATGGAGTAACTCTCCCCGTCGTTAAATCAATTTCCTTTACTACAATCCCAGGAGATGCTAAATTTAGCGGCATCTTAATTCTCCTACAAGTCCAGAATTATCTAGAAATATTTATTAAAATGACTATCTTAATTGGGGAAACGATGCGTGAATATTTACCAATCTGGATATTGCCAGTCTGTGCAATATGTTTTAGATTTTTTAGACTCTTTAATTCGCTTTATGGTGCATTCTTTACACTCATAAGAGTATGAAGATAGTAAAGTGTTATTTTTTCTTGTCTTATAAAAACTATCTATTAAACTTTTTTTGATTCCACAAACTCTACATTTTCTCTCTGTGAAAAGTAAATGTTCTACTTCAAACTGCTCTTCCAAATCCATTTATCTGTATTCCCACATATATGAACGATCACCATATTCGTCAACATTCCATATTTCAGTACTATCAATTTTATTTTCATTAGTTGCAAACATCCATCGATCTCCTGTATTTTGATCTACTATAACTTCCATTTCATCAAACCCATCAGAAATAAATCCAAATGGTGACATATCTTGTTCAATTTGATTTTTTTGCTCTTCATAGATTCTTTTACGGACATCATTATCCGTCATTTCTTTAAAATAGTCCTGAGCAACTAACCAAGAGAATATAACTAAACACATTGCCAAGTCATCATTACATCCCTCTTCTGCTTCGAAAGAACTATGTCTTTGCGAAAATGTTGTTAATTCTGAAATAATATCATAATCTACTGTTAGAAGTTTATCATCTTCCATCAAGGTTTTTAAATTAGAACATCCTAACTTTTTAACTGCCGCAGTCATACGGACACCAAGTTGAGATTTTTTACCACTAAATCCCGAACCTACAATTTGCCCAGCACGACCTCTCATAGCACACATTAGAATATTATCATACTCTAAATCAAAATGAAGAATATTAGCGACTTGATCTCCTATATCATTGACCTCTACTAATAACCAAGCATCATTATATCCTCTAGCAACTTCATTAATAATGCTAGGAAATAGCATCGGTTTAATTTCATTATTTCGATATTTGCCCACAACTTTATATGGAAAATTAGTTATATCAAATACAACAAATGCAGAATAGTCATTTCCAAGTCCACGAGCAACGTCAACTGTAATTAGATAATTATGTTCTTCTTGCGGATGTTCATAAATGTCTAGTCCAGCATTTCGTTTTAGAGGATCTTCATAGACAAAATTTCTGAGTTTTGCTGGATTGATAAGAGTGTTAATCGACCCTAAAAATTCACATTCAAATTCAACTTTAAATTGCTGTTCGCTTGTATTAGCAATTGTTTGCTCCCGCCATTTCTCATCTCTTCCGGGAACTTCAGACCAATGAACATCTGTTGGAACATACTCATTTTTCTTACGTTCAGCATCGTGCCACATGCGGTAGAAATGATTCATACCGCGAGGTGTAGATACAATAATTACTTTTGTCGATTGTCCAGATGAAATTGTAGGATAAACAGACGCAAAGAAATCATCGGCAATATGATTTGGAATGAACGCAAATTCGTCCAAAAAGATGATATTGTAAGAACCACCACGAACTGCTGATGCTGATGTTGAAGCAGCAACAACTTTAGATCCGTTTTCAAGTTCTAAGCTACCTCTATTCCACTGTAAGACACCTTGTTGCATCCACTTCGGTAAATTCTCATAAGCGAGTTGAAGACGCTGCAGGAGGTCTCTGGCGGTGGATGCTTTGTTAGCGAGGATGGCAATATTTACGTTATCGTTGAAAACTGCATAATGTAAAAGATATGAAACGCAGGTAGTTGATTTACCTGTCTGTCGAGGCATCTTACAAATATTAAATCTGTGCTCATGGAATCTTGAAATTAATTTTTCCTGAAATGGATATAGTTCAAATGGAACAAGTCCATGGTCAAGAGAAACAATCTTAATATAATTTCGAGCAAAATATACTGGGTCTGCCTTACATTTCAAAAACTCAATGATTTGTTCTTGAGTCCATTGGATAGGGGTATTTGCTCTCTTTAAATTTGGATTAGAGAGATAAGCATCACTCTGCTTTAGTTGAATATCTTCAATTGGCATATTATGTTAAATCATAAAAACTCAAAGAACCAATAGCAGTTCCAGAACCACTAACTGATCTCATTGCTAATGTATAAATATCACTTACCTTTGATTGAGTTCTTCCAAGTTGTAAATCCCAATTATATTCTTGAACTACATTCAAAGGTGCTGTTGCTTTGTTTGATGATGTTAAATAATCATTTTTAACAATAGTTCCACCAGTTAATGCAGTTGCAGAAATATCTCTTTGAATATTTGGAGATGATGTAGATGTTGTTGCAAAAGAAGCATTTGTTAGAGTTGCATTTTTAATCAATGCAACTTCAAATGTTGATGGGTTTGTACTATCCGGAAGAACAGCAAATTCGTGAGGAATAATTACAGCGTCTTCTCTTCCTGGTGCTAAACGAATACTTAGTAATGGAACAAACGAAGATGAATTTACAGTAACTGCGGATGTAATTCTAACAACATCTTCTGCTTGCCTTTTTTCATAACCACCATTTGATTGAACAGATACACAAATCTGCTTCATAGTAGATGCAGATGTTGTAATACCAGTGTTTTGAATTTCATAACGAACTGGTAAAGTTGCAGTAGTTATATAAACACTATCAAGTGTATTTGCATGATTAAAAACGTGTGCAGTATGAAAAATTCCGTTCGCATTTACGAATCCAACTCTCGCACAACCAACACCCAACCATTCATATTCACTGAACATCAATTGTGCTTTAGTCATATCTAAAGCAATTCCACTTGGATTACTAGTGCTAAATCCAGTTCCATCTAAAGTATCACGATTCCATTGAGATTGTGGAACTGTTATTGTTGATACTGTTCCTGATATTGCAGTTCTTTTGATAATATTGAGTTGAGAACCATCAAGTTCTATAAATATGCCATTTTCTGAAGAACCATAACCAGCTCTTTGAACTAAATTTTGCTTTGCAGGATTAAATACAAATGTTTGAAGAACTTGTAATGCTTTTCCTGGTTGATATGCAAATACTCTTTTACTTTCACGAACAATTGAACATCCTGCAGTAGTTCCAATTCCTAAAGTCGCAGTGCTTTGTGCAGTTATAATTCCTACAGTAGAACCAGAACCAACAACTACATCATCAAAATCTCCATCTTGAGTGTATCTGTGAGTAGAATCAAAAAGAGTATAAGGTTCAGATATTTTTAATCTACCAAATAAATCTCCACTAAATCCCTGCCCCAAATCATCATAGATATTTCCATATCTATCTGCTCTCATATAAACTTCAAAGAGTGTTCTTTCTTGATTTAGATAATCTTGTGTAGTTTTATTCCACTGAGCCATTCTTTATTTCTCCTATTTCAATCAGACCAAGAAAATCTCTCAGGTCTATATCTTTGCGAACTTTTGATTTTTACAGAATTATCTATAGAAGGATAAATGTTATGTACAATTGCACCAGGATACTCACCCTGCAATTGTTCTGCTAGTTCATTCTTATTCATCATTTTACCTTCAATTTCTAAACGATATAATTTCCCTTCCCAAACTACATCTGCAAGAAAAGATTCAGATGCAGTTTCTTGTTGAGTTGGAGTATTCATGTACAGATTGCCATTAAAATCACCGGCAATATTAATGCTTTCTGAAATAAACTGTTGAAAAGATTTCATTTTAGTTACAGTTCCAACGACGAAGGGCTTTGTTAATTCTTGAATCTGGATCTCTTGCTGTTTTTGCTGAAGTAAGTTTAGACTTCATACCTTTCATACGACGGCAGAAATTAGCACGACGCTTTGCTCTTTTACCTTTTGGTTTCTTTTCTGTTACGGCAGTTTGAAGTTTTGAACCAGGATTTTCACGACGATAAGCATCTACTGCTTTTTGACTTAATCCATCAGTTTTATCTTGGCGATTTACCTTTTGCCAATCTTCCATAAATGTTTGGAAAGATTTAACACCTACCCCATTAATAATATCACTACCAATCCCTTTACTTGGTTTTAGTGGTTCTGTTGTGATAATATCAATAAATTCTGCATAATGATTTCCATTTGCATCTTCAATAGAAACACTTTCTGCTTTCATTTCGCCACTATCCACATAATCTGCTGCAGAATCCAAATAATCTGCTGCCTTAGTAATTTTTGATTGCACCCAAGCTTCAACATTACCTTCACCTTTCATTTTCTTACGAAGTCTTTTTGCTGCCGAAATAATCGTAGAAATTTCTGAACGAGCCATTGAATGTTCGTGATCTTCGTGAACGTATGACTCTGGAAAATTTCCTGGGTGTGGGGTATTAGGAGTATAATCTTTTAATTTAATTGGCATTGAAAACATATCCCAGTATTTTGGACCATACTTACACTCATCACGAGTTTCGTCTTTATTACATTTTGGACAATATCTCATCATCATTGTCGATTCTGATTTAGTTCCCCAGTTATCGGCACCAACTTTACGACACTTGACTAGTGCTCCAGATGCATATGCACTTGGCCAAACGTCATATCTTGACCTTACTTTATGGTAACAAGCATCTTTTTTACCACTGCCTTTACCTGGTCTATCTTTTCGTGCTTCGTTGAGTTCCATTTGTTCTCTAATTCCTGGTTCTGCTTTAACGTAATTTTTATCCTTTTTACCTTTAGCAAACGTTGGAACATAAGTTGGACTTGCTCCACCAGATTTTGCTTGCTGCCCCTTATCTTTTTGTCTCTTTCTTCTAACTGCTGACGCAATTAGAGATTTTCCCTTTTTGCCTTTTCTTTTTAGTGCTGAAAGTCTTCCACTACTAAAACATTTAGGTGTTTTAGTTTCTCCTGGTTCATTGGCACAAGGAGAACCATCTGCCTGAACCCATCCAGGTTTTCCCCCCTTTGAACGAGAACCTTTGAACCAATGATGTAAAGTTCCTTCAGATACATCTTTAAACTTTTTATGCTCTTTTTTAGCATCTGATTCCATTTTTTTCAAACGAGTATAATAATCCGGAATTTCATCTAAATGCTGAAGAGCAATATCAGTAGCAAGATCCTTATCCTTTGTATGTTCATGCTCAATAGGAATTCCCATTTCAAGTTGTTTTTTTACAAAGGAAACTTCAAGCCGATGTTTCTTTGCAATTTGTTCAACTGTTTTATGAGACTTCACTTCATGCATTTCATTAAACGGTGATTTAGATTTTGTTTTTTCACCCTCTGCTCTTTTTTTACGAGCAGCACAATGAGCTCTTTGAGAAAATCCATGAGGATTGTCGCAATCAATTGATCTTTTATATTTGTTAGACCAACTCATGGGAAAACAAATTACTCTTTATTATTTAGAAAACCTTGCTTTAGTAACTTTGAAAGTTCTGTAGTTGAACCAACAAATACAGCATTGTTTGTAACGTTATTAGTTGTTTTTGTCGATTCATCTTCAACTTCTTTTAGTTTCTTTTGAAGATCAATAAGTTTATCTGTCACATCCCCAACATTTTTGATAAGTTGTCCGGCAACTTCATATGCTCTTGGGGAGGCAGAATCTCCAGCAAGTTCCATAATCCCATTAATTGCTTCTTGACCTTTTTCGATTAAAGAATAAAGATTTGCTCTAGTGTATTCATAGTCTTTTTTAATATCATCTGGTTTCAAAGATGATATCGCTATATCAGACTTAACTTTATCTACCTCAACAATACTACTTTCAATATTGAGAGATTGGTCCAACTTATCATAATTATTTTTCATAACTTATTAAATATCTTTTTGTTGAGGTGGACTGTAAGACTTACTATCAAAGAACATTTCTGTGTTTTCACTAAATCCAAAGTCATCGTCAGGATTTGCATCAATTGGATCAGGGACAACAGTATATCTCATTTCTCTCTTAGCAGTTGTAGTGTCTGTTCCGGAATAATAATCAACTTGTACCTTACGGATGAGACCATCTGTAGATTCTGCAATAGGACCAAACAGATAAGTTTTTGCCGTAAAGTTGAATGTATAAATTAAAACTCTTCTTGTGGAAAAATCTCCCTCATAATCATCAGTAAATGATACATTATCTAATACTATAGGAATATCTCTCTTTTCTCCAATAGAATCAATTAAATCTACAGTTAAATTAAAAGATGGTTGAAAATATGGTAAAATTTGCTCCACTACCTGCAAGGCATCGTCTTGTAATTTTGCCATCAAATTTAATTGGAATCCAATATTATAAGGCACTGGCAAAAATACTTTTTTTACATTAGCAGAATTTGCAGAATCGCAAGATTTAAAGGTTTGAGTAACGTTAGACTTTCTTGTTGGATCATATTGAATTGAAGTCATTTCAAATGATAATCTTGGTAAAGTCATTGCAATTGGTTTATTCAATTCAGGTTGCTGTTCTATTCTAGCCAAGAACTTTTGAACTGGTCCATAAGCTAAAGGAACTTTAATCTGACTAATACTATCACCAGAAGAATCTTTATGCCTTACGTTAATATCATTAAATAAAGTTCCAAATGCAACGACAGTTCTTCTAATAATTTCGTGATAAAAATAAGTTCCTAACATTAGTAATTACCGAATGGATTTGATTGGGAAAAATCTATAATTTGATTTGCTTCATCTTGAATGATTTTATTTTCTCCATACTTATCATAAAGATCCCATTCATTTACGGTTGATATTGCATAAGTAGCTGAAGAAGTGGAACCAACAATAAGTTCTCCTGGATAAAAACCTGAATTATTAGCACCAATATTTGCAAAAGATACTTTTAATACTTTAGTATCATAATCCCATGATTTAACTCTTGCTTGAGTTCCAGAGGTAGACCCTGTAACAATTTCATTAAATATATAGGTTCCAAATCCAGCAAGAGAGGGTGGTGGTGCTATTGTTACCGTTGGCGGTACACTATATCCAACTCCAGCATCATAAATTCTAATTGAAGAAACTTGATTATCTGTTCCAAGAGAAGCAATTCCAACAGCAGTTCTTCCACTACCAACAGACCCTGTAATTGTAATTGTTGGTTTGTTTTTATATCCAGAACCAACATTAGTCATATTAAATGCAATAATTCCATTATAAACTGTTTCTATAGAACACGTTGCTGCGGCTCCAGCACCTCCTCCACCAGATATTGTAATTACTGGTGGTACAGTATACCCAGCACCTGCATTAACTAAGAGTATTTCACCAACTGATCTGACTCCTCCAAATGATGAAGTAATAGCAACTGCAGATGCATTTATACCTCCTGGCGGTGCAGTAGATATGGAAACTGTAGGAGCACTTGTATATCCATATCCATCATTACTCAAATAAATTTTTCTTATATATCCTGTATTAATAGATGCTGTTGCAGTTGCAGTTGAACCAGTGCTAATTAATGTGAGAGTTGTTATGTAACCTTCATCTTGAATT